TTGTTCCTCCGGGGTGACCCGTTTGTTTCGAACACCCTCCGGGGTAATATCCACCACGCCGCCGGGCGTCGCCGCTTCGGGTTCCGGGATGGCCCCAACCCGCTGTTGCTCCCGTTGGCGGACCGCATTCTCCAGCATCCGCTGGAGATTGACAGACGGCTTGAATCCCAAATTCGGGGTCACCCGTCCGCCGGACAAGTCGATGCCGGCGCGCTCTGACATCGCGGCAATGGATTGCACCAGCCGATCCTTCAGCGGCCGGGGCGTTCCCAGCGTGGACGGGTCCGCGTTCAAAAACATGACAGAAAAATTCTCCGCAATGATCTCGTCGGCCAACTCTTCCGGACTCAGCTGCCTGCGGGGGGCATCCTCGGGGCGATTCTGATTAAGCCGGTCCTCGTAAAGCTTTTTGTAAGCCGCCATCTCGTCGGGGGTGTATCGGCGGCCAACTTCCGCTTGCAAGGCGGCCTGCTCAGTGTCTGGAAGCAGCGCTTGAAACAAGTGGCCAGAGTCGTGCGTCAGCCCGGTTGCGTCCTTGTTCAGGAACACCACCCGGCGCGGTCCCTCTGGCGAGGGAATTGTCTTCGAAAAGACCGCGTGAGTGCTGGCATAATCCTGAGCGGCCGCCAACTCTGCCGCGTCAAGTGGGGCTCCCTTCTCCAACTCCAGAATTTCAGCGATCCGCTGCGCGTAATTGTCGCCGTCCTGGACGTAAATCTCGCCACCAGCCGTGTTCTCGTCGCCACGGAAAAGCTGTCGGGCGTCGTTGACGATGGCCTGGGAATCCACAGGCAACTCGCCAAAACCTTGCTCATGGATAAGGTCCATGTTCGGGTCAACGCCGTAGGCCGGCGACTCGCGCACCACCGGGTTCTCCCGGTTGAACGGATCCAGAAGTTTTTCCCCAACGAAGCGCTCGCGCAACGAAGTGATCCCCTGGTGCGCGCCAAAGGCCGCACCCGCGCCGCCGCCCAGGGCAATACCCCCGGCGATCAGTTGCGCCGCTTCCTCGTCCGTGTCCGCCGCCAACCCGATTGGCAACCCGGCCAGCCCGCCGATGGTTGCCCCCACAGCGGGAGCCTTGAGAGGAGCCGTAGCCAGTTCCACCGCGCGGAAAAGTTTCCCTTTCGGCACCTCACCGGTCAATTGCTTGCCGAACGCGATAATGCCGCGCCCGGTCCCCTGCACGCCGGCCCCCGCAACTCGGATGCCCTGGGCAACCATGGCACCCGCCCGAGATCCTAGTGCCGCACCGGCAGTGAGGCCGCCAACAGCAGCCGCCGTGCCCAGCTTTGACGCTGCTATCCCCCCGGAGATTCCACCCGCAACCGCCCCGGCCCCCCGCAAGGTGCCCTCGGCGGCATCTGCCGCCGCGATAGTTTTCCTCCCGGTTGCCTGAACCGCCCGGCCACCGGTCTGGATAACCTGGCCCGTCGAGGGCAGTTTCTCTGCCACCTTCAGGCCCATCTGCTTCGCGGCCGCCAAAGCTTTCGCGGCCGTCGGTGCCCGCAGCACCACTTGGCCCCCCTTCCGAGCAAGTGCGAAGCCACCGGCAAATGCGCCGCCCGTGCCGATCAGCGTAAGGGGATCCACCGTGGACAAGGCCGCGATTGCTTCCTCGTCCAACTCAATTCCCTCCTTGCGGAGAGTATCGGCGTCAAGCTTAGTGAACTTCGCGGCCTCGCCCCGACCCTGCACCACCCGCTCCGCCTGTCGGGCAAACTCCACGTCATCCAGCAACTGGCCGCGCAATTGTTCAGGAGTTGCCTTTTGCAATTCCTCCTCGGACGTGATGAATTTGCGCTTGCCCTGCCGGATCAAATTCGCCATCCCAAAACCCGCCGTCTCCGACCCCGCCGAAATTTCCGCGATGGCCTTCTTCTGCCCGCGCTTGGTTTCTTTGGCCAACTCCGCCCGTGTCTGAGGATCTGTGAACAACCCCAGGAAAGTATTCACCGCCGGCTGCAAGCCAACGTCAATAACCCGGGAAGTCAAATCGCGGGCACCTTTGAGAAATTCCATCCCCACCGCCGGGGCCGCCTTGAGAGATTCCCCGACAACGTCCAAGGTAACGCCCTTGATCCGCTGGAGCCGGTATGCCTCCAAAAGTTTCTGGGCCTTCTCGGGGTTGGACCCGTCGAAAATCTCGGGGTTGGCAATGGCATACTGCACCGGGTTGAACTCGGGAGAATTCACCAGTTCTTGGGGAGATAACACATCCAAGTCTTCCGCGTCCTCGAACGCGGCAAACTCGTCATCGGTTGCATCCTCGAATTGGGCAAACTCGTCCACCGCACCGGCGGACACTGCAACCTCTTCATCGGTTGCATCCTCGAATTGGGCGAACTCGTCCACCTGTGCGGCTGGCTGCTGTAACGGCGGGATGGGGGCCGACATACCGGCGGCAAGGTCTGCGACGGTGCGAGGGGGAACGGGAGCGATACCCGCGCCGGTTACCAAGGGGGTGCTGTCAAAAGAGACGGCCATGGTTACCTTCGGAAATTGGGGTTACGCTTGTTGCGACCGTCGGGGGTGCGGAAAAATTCAACATCCGGCGGGAGGGCGGAAACATCCGCCGCCGTTCGGACGGTGATCAGCTTGGCAGGAGCCGCCGATGCGGCAGGGGTGCCCGCCAGCTCAGCCGGCGACAGATCCCTAAATTCTTTGCCCGGGGTGGCTTTCTTCTTCCCGAGGCGTATGGCTTCCATCTCCGCGAATTCGCTATCTGAAACCACTTTCCACTCTGACTTGATGTCCCCTTTCGTGGGGGTAGCAACGCCTTGAAACTTCTCTGTGATCATAGCTTGTTGCGCCGGGGGGAGACCCATCAGCGCGACCCCCTGCATGGTGGCAAGGGCAGTGCTACGCAGCGTGCGCTTTTGGGCCACCACTTCCGGCGCATCGCCCGGCTGGGGAAAATACTGCTGGTTGGCCCCCGAGTATTCCGACGCCGCGATGGCCGCGCCGGACTCCTTGCGGAGAACCGCCGCCATCCAGTTCCGCTTTGCGGCCTCATACCGCTGCGCCTCCGGGGTAACCGCCATCCCGGGAATCCCAAGAGAGTTGACGACCGCCGACAGACCAAGCCGGGACGCAATCTGCTGCCCGGCTTCATTCATTCCGACGGCATTATACCCGCCCTCCTCCAAGGCGTCAACATTGGCCTCCGCCTGCTTCATACGCGCGGCAAATTGCACACCATTGGCCTGCTGTTCCGTCAAAGATTTTTCCCCAATCTCAGTGACCCCAAGAATTTCCCGGCCGATCTCCCGGCCGCTGGCATCATACTGGACCCGCACCCGGTGCTTGTCGTATGTCTCAGGGTCAATCTCCTCAAACGTCTCCACGGTAGGCTTCCCCGTGAACCGCCGCATCTCATTACGAAATTCCTGGATGCTGTCAAACGCCTCCCGGTTTTTCTTGGAGATTTCGTCAGCCGACTCCGGGACCTTCTCACCCGGCCGGGTGCGACGGTAGAACGCCAAAGCGTTTTCGGTGGACGCAAACGGCTGGGACCCCAACAAACCGGAAATCTGCTCCACTTGGTCTTGGACCTGTAAACGCTGGTTCTCGAAAACATCGGGCTGGATCGCCAGCGCCGCCTCGGTCTTGGCGGCCTTGCCGCGCAGCTCCATTTCGGCCAGGGCCTGCCGACTGGGGGCGGCGGCTATATCCGCTTGCAGGGCCAATTGCTGGCTCTTGGCCTGTAATGGTAACATGTTCAGACCAACCGCTGCTTGTGCGCCCGCCAGTTTTTCCTGCGGTGATGTGGTGACCGCGTTAGCGATTTCCTCCCCCGACAGGATGCCCTGTTGAAAGGCGAGCTGTAAATTACGAATACCGGGGGAGATATCCCTCGGTTCCCGGACGTTTGATATTGCGCGCGCGTCGATGGCCATGATCAAGATTTCAAGGCCGCAAGAAGTTCCTTATTGAACTTACTTTGGTCTCGCTGTTGAAGTGTGGATGTGGCCAACCCGGCACCCTGGCCGATCAGTTGGTTAAACAGTTGCCCCTGGGCCAATGCAGCGTTGGCGGCCGCATCGCCCTTCTGGCTCAGGAGTTGGTTCGCCGTGCCGGCCTTGTTCAGTTCGATATTCACGACGTCTTCCCCGGTGATACCAACGTCCGGGACCAGAGCATTGCCGGTTCCAAAAATGCTTTGCTGGCGGGCAAGATTCGTGGTCTGAAGATCCTTCAGCTTCGGAAAAATACTGCCCAGGATGTTTACCCGGGCGTTCTCGATATCCTGCGCCGCACCCGTAAGATTGATGGCCTGGTTTTGACGCTGCTGCTTCAGGGCCAACCCCTCGCGGCCGATAAGTTTCCGGAGGGCAACCCCGCCCGCACCCTGGCCTGTGGTTCCAATTCCGGCTCCGCCAGCGCGCTCAAGTCCAGTCCGCACCAACTCCGCCTGAAAATCCGGGGGCAGCGTGGCACCGGCGGCCAGCTCGGACTTGGCCTCGTCCAAAAGCTGCTGCTTGAGTGCTACCAGCTTGGGATCCGCGTCCCGCACCTCTGAAAAAAGTTGGTCAGCCAGAAGATCCCCCTGGCCGGCACCCTGCTGGGCTTCCCGCAACAGGCCCTCTGCGCCAACCCGGCGGACCGCAGCCAACGCCGGGTCAACCTGCTGTTGGGCCAACAATGAATTCGCGCGCCGGGCAATGTCCTGCAGGGTGGCTTGCCGCGCCAACGCGGCAGGATCCAAGGCGTCAAGCCGCTTCTGCTGCTGCTTTATGGCCTTCAGTTGGGCGTCCAGAGCATCATCTTGCGCGCTTGCGCCAATCAGGGCGCTCCCGACTTGTGCCCCCGCTGTAATTAATCCGGCCCAACCCATTATAACTCCTTAACGTGAACTGTTTCCAACTCCATAAAACCCTGAGACTGGTAAAACCGTCTCAACAAATCGTTGCTGTCGTTGTGGGTCAGCCGGGAACTGCTCACAACCCTCACCCCGCGCCGCTTGGCCTCCTGCCAAAAAAGCTTGATCAGTGTCCACCCCAACGCCCTTCCCCTAAACTTCGGGACAACATACCAAAGCAATTCGTCCCCCCGTAGGGTGCCGTTGTTCATGTCCTCGAAGAAGATGCCGCCGGCCGCCCCCATTACTTCCTGACTCCCATCCTCCTCTGCCAAAAGCATTACCCCGACATTCATGGACAAGAGCCGCGTCCAGTTTCGGACCCAAACCTCCTTCACCGGGGCCAGCGGATGCTTCGATTGCGCGTAAAGCTGTTCACAGCAAGCATCATATATTCGCGGCAGATCGCCCGCGACGGCCGGCAAAATCATATCCAAAGGATTCCCGATTCCCCCCACCCCGTCAAGCCGTTACAGCTTGACAAGACACCAGAAAGCCGCCGACGGCTGCAGATTGTTGTGGGCTTCGGCAACCGCCGTGTAGGCGGCTGCCGCCGACGCGGACAACTGAACCGATGTGATAAACTGCGTCCCCGCAGGGCCAGTCCCAATCGAGCCCGAGATCGTTCCATCCGAGGAACCGTCACCGTTGATCTGGAAGCCGTTGGGCGGCACAGGGGCCGGGATCGCAAGGGTGTCCACAGACTCCACCCGGAAAAATTGCCCGTTGTTGTCGGAATTCAAAAGCGTGGCGTGACCCACGAGGTGGGTGTGCTGCTCGTGCTCCGCCGACGTCAGAATGTGCGTCTCCTCACCATACAGATCACCACTTTGGCGGGACGTGATCCCTGAGCCCACCGCGCGGTTTTCCACGCCGCCCGTTCCATCTGCATTCGCAGAAACAAAGACTCGTCCGCGAAGATCCACATTGTTGGTGCCGATCTCCTGCCAACCGGGATTCGCGGCCAGCGCGCCCGCAATCGTGGGGTAGGAGACAAATTTCAAATCCCCAGGAACCCCGGAGACGGTGCGCCAAAGTCCGCGCTCCCACCAAATCAGCGCCGCGATGTCGGAGTCGTAATACTTCTGCAACTCCACGGGGTTGGCCGGCCGGCTCGCGGTCGGCCCGCTCTGAACAATGTTGGCGTCCGGCTGCCAGACCGACCCGTTGAAAAAATACCACCCCACGTAATTCACGACGCTCCCGATTGTGTTGGTCCGGAGCCACACCGACGGGTTGCTGGAACTGGGGGTGGCGTCCTGGATATGGAACGGAATCGTCTCTGAATCAGAAATGTCCTGCGGCACATAACGGCCCAGGTTCTCGTCAAAGACATACCACTTGGTCCCGCCCTTGAGCCAAGGACCCTGGTTGCTCACCGGCTCTGTGTCGCCAATCACAAAAAATGTGCCGCCAAAAGGCGAAACAATTTTCATGCGCCGCACCATGGCGTCAAAAAACTCTTGCGGGTCCCCCTCGAAATTCGGGGGAAGCGCTGAGGCTTGGATCTGTAGTTGGGTTTGCTCTGTCGCCGCCATATTAATATTCCTCCACAATCAAACATTCAGGACCAGTTTTGCATCCAGCTTCCCGGTAATAACGCCCGTCGGGCGTTAGGTCGATGCCCTTGATCCCCGACCAAAGGAGAACGGTCCCGGATAAGTCTGCAGCAAAACTGCTGATTGTCATCCGCCATCCGCCGCCGGTTGGAGAAGTGGGGTGATCCTGGATATACTCAACCTGGATTGCGACCTTCACGCCCCCTAGGATGGAAACGGCCGCCAAGGGCTGCCAAACTGCAACATTGACGCCAAATGACAAAACCCGCTGATCAAAAACACCGTCCCAAGCCGGGTCCCCGCTGGCAAACAACTCCAGGCAAGCATCCCCCGACCAAATAGAAGGATCATAATCCTGGATCCGAACACGCGCCGGCATGTCGGGGTAGGTCCCCGTTCGGCGAAGATTGAACGTGGGGTTGGGAGACCCCGCGACCGGGTTTGACCCGGCTCCTGCGAAGTCAATCCCGATTGTCCCGGCGGTGTGTTCAAACTCCTGGCTAAGGCCGATGGGCACTTCCGCCTCAACCTCCCCCTGAGACGGCGCACCGTAAGACCCGCCCAGGTCCGGATCGAAGGTATTCGTGCCACCGTTCCACTCCCACAAGTAGGCCAAAAATTTCCATTCTGGGGCCGGGTGGGGGTTATCATCATTCTGGAACGCGCCGCCCGTGTAGGTGATCTTGAAGCGGGCGTGGGAGAACGTCCCCCATACCGTGTTACTATTCGCTGACGTATCCGGTGCCAGGTCACCAAAATTCGTGTCTTCCGCAATGACAAGCTGGTCAGGCGTGGGGGTGCCAGACTCCGCCGGGCAATCGCCAGGGTCCGGAGGCGGGATCGGGGTAGTGGAGGTTGTGGCAAAATCTGACAAAGGTCCTTCACCATCGGGCGTGATGGTTGAGATCCGGTAATACCATGAGCCCGGGCCAGGATTGTCGTCATACTGCAGAATGGTCTGGCAACTAGAAATCAACTGGTAAGGTCCATCCGGCCCCAGCGAACGATAAACATTGTAGCAAAGTCCTCGCTTAACCGCGTTCCAGGTTATCGTCAAAGTGCTATCCCCAACCACCAGCAAGCCCGTGGGGAAAGGGATTTCGTCAAACGGGAGAATGTTAATCTCCACGTCTCCAGACTGACCGCTGATCTCTTCACAGATAAGCGGGGAAATGTAGTCGATCACGAATTCCCGGCGCGTGATGGGTTTAGAAATCGTCAAAGACATGCGGCATCCACTCCTCCCAAAACTGGCGGCACCGACGATTCCAGTTCATGCGCAATGCGCGCGCGAGCAACTGACTCCGCGATCTTAACTGCATCCTTCTGACTTATCACGGAAATCCCTTCCCCCATCTGCACCGATTGGACTCCCTTGACCGAGTCGGAGATCGACACGTTGGCCCGGAAAATCTCGGGGGAAATCTCCAGGTCCTCCAAAACCTCGTCCACTGTCCCCTTGGATGATGCGCCGTCGTAACGCACGGCCCGTTCCTCCACCTCGTCCTCCTCGCACTGGCCATCCAGGATATCGTTGACGGGATCAAAGAACATGCGGATACCCCGGACGGCCCCGGGACCGCTGCCGACAATGAAAAGCTGGAAGGCATCATCAATGGACTCCTTCAGGTTATACTCTACCCCGCAAGAGCTGTCCGAGACCTCGTCCAGGTTGCGGACGTCCTGGGTGCGAACCCTGCGGGATTGCTTTTTGAGGGCGAATATGTTCCGGCCGGCCTGGAGCAGCCGGTCAAAACGAATACTCCCGCGCGTTGCGCGAATTCGTTTGGCCAACACTTTCTTGAACGCGCCGCGATTCGCGCCGGCCCAGAAAACGGCGACGTCAAAATCCCCGGAAATCTCGCTGAGGAAAACGTCGGCATACCGAAATTCCTTGTCCTGCAACGGCAGGCGGGCGAAGTATCCCCGCGATTCCAGCGTCCATGTGATCGGGCAACCGTCGTCCCGGCGGTCGGGGATGAACCCCTCCCACAGCCGGTTAAGCCCGTCAAAATCCGTGCTGCTATAAAACGCGCGCTGGATATTCTGGACGTCCCCGATTGACCACTCAACCGGACGTGTCCCCGTCCAATAGGTGTTCCACGCCACGGGCGCGCCACCCGACACTGTATCCGCGATGGAATTGTCCAGGACCCATGTGTGCCGGTTGTAGGTGTCACCATAGGGGACACTCACCAGAAGGTAATTCTCATAAGAGTTGACAACGATGCCAGAAAAATCCCCCAGAATGCGGCCCTTGCTGACCGACATTTCATTGTCCGTGTAGGGAAGCTTGGAAGTTTGGACCGAAAGGGAGGCGGCGTTGAACGACGTCAACCCGAAGGCCGAATACCACCAAAGAAGCCCGTAGTGAGCCCGCACCGATTTAGGTGCCCGACATCCGATGTTCGGCAACACGACCCGCTGAAAATCAGCGGTATCCGGCCAGGTATCCCGCGCGCGAATGTCCGCCCGAAACAAACTCGTCGTGTTCGATGTGAACACCATCAAGTGTTGCGAGTTGAGACTGGGTGTAATGGCCATGGCCGTTACGTCCTCGGGCAGGATGAAGTAAGGACTCCCGCCAAGATAAGTGTCGTCGGTATACGAGAAGGGATCCGCGATGTCGGAGGCGAACACCTTGGAGCCCCGCGCCACCCAAAGGCGGTCCCCCACCCATGCCATGGGTCCGCCTATCGGGGTCAAGGTGTTCTGGGTTGGCGACGTGTTCCGAAGGTGGCCCGACTCGGAACCGTCAAAAAAAGCGGGGGGCGTCACCCCATCCTGTAAAATCAAAACCGACCGGGGTGTGATGAATGAAATGGACCCGTCGGCGTTCCGCTCTGTGGATTTTTCCGTGGTAACCCAATGGACACGGTCCGCCGTCTCCGACAACAGCACGTTGGTCAATAGCCGGAAGGAAGTGAAGGGGAGATCGCTAACATAGACGCGGCCGTCCACCACGAAAACAATCTGCTCTGGGGATTGCTTCGGGCGGAAAAGAATGGTGGCCTGAATTTTTCCCGTGGGCATCGCGAACAAACACCGGTAGCCCGGCCGGCACTGGACTACGCCGCCACGGTTCAGCGTGTTCATGGATTGAGCGAAGAAGGCAGCATCCAACTGCGAAGGGTCAAACAGACTATTCATGCCCAACGCCATCGTGACATCCCCGTCTATGAACCTTTGGGTAGCCATCAGTCTATGTAATCCCCTTTGTCTTGCACCGTAATGTTGTCGTTCACGATAATTGGCGTTTGCGTGGGCGAGTTGGAGATCAACTGTTTCTGACTCTCAAGCCGCGCCGCCGTGGCCTCGAACGCCTCCGCGTTGCCCAGGTCCACCTCGTCGTAATACTTCAGCGCGCGCATCATCATCTTGAGGGCGGTGCGCGATTTCATCGGCACAAAATCATTCTGAGAACGGATCTTGAACAACCGCCGGCGATAGAAAATCCGAACCCACGCGCCGCAGTTCCTCGAAAGCTTCACGCGCGAATAAATCGACTCGTTATCATCCCAGTCCAGGACCGCCAGCAGCGTCCCGGTGAACGTGGAATTGTCGAACGAAGAAACACGGATGGACCCCGCAGTGTCCGCCTTCCGGATCCCCGTGACCTTGGAAAAGGTGGGCGCATCCGACGCCGGCAACGCATAGCCAAACACGGTCGGAACCAGGTAACCACTGTGCCAAGTGCCCGCGATCTCCGTCCGGATTTGCCGGCCCTGCTCGTCCAAACCGTAAACCCAAACCTCCGCGCCTTCGTCCTCGGGCTTGTCCACAAAAGCGATCACCTTGGACGGACACTTGATGTCCCGGAACGTCGGGAACTTCCCTAGGTCCTGCCACTTGGTTTGGCAATCCGCAACCCAGCCGCAATCTCCGGGTCCGTTGTAGTGGAAAGTGAACAACTGGTCCTGGGCGATGGCCGGCCGGCCGTTGATGTTCAACGCCAGAATCGCCTCTATCTCCCGAGGTAGCGAAAGAAACTGCCCATCAGTGCAAATGTCAGCGTATCCCAGCAAGGGATCGAAGTCTCCATGCGTAGACAGAACATCAATAGCCTCGGTGATGCGGTCAAAAAGTTTGGCCTCATCACAGATTCCAAAAATCTGCTTCGCATCGCTGAATACGTCGGAAACCAACATGGCTTAGCTTTCATCTTCCACCTCGCGGCGGAGCCTGTCCAACTCGTGCTCGGAGTCCTCTTTTTCGTGCATCGGGGTAATGCTCTTGATCTCCAACTCCGCGCTGAAGGAGACTTCCTTATCATCCCCGGAAACCGTTTTGGTGAAGCGCTGGATGCAATAGCGAACCATCGCCTTCCCCTCGTTCGGCAACCCCTCAAGGTCAACGTCGTTGACGTATAGCGTGGGGTAATGCTTTCTCTTCGTATCTTCCTTCACCCCCACCGGCTCCGGATAAAGACCACCTGACTCAACTCCTAGCTCGATAGTTTTCATAATTTTATGACACCTTCACCACATTAAAATCGCTGAACTCCAGACCCCTCAGGGCCTGATCCCAAAATATACACCCCGCCGTTAAATTGCCGTCGGTGCCCTCGTCAACCGCGATAGTCTGAGCAAGGCTAAGCGAGTAACCCGCGAATCCCATGACTGGCAACTCCATGACCCCCTTGAAGTCCGCCAGCGAAGTATCGCCAGTCGTCAGGGACGACGGGCGCAGCGTGCGTAAACTGAAATTCGGAGATCCCTTGGTTATCTCCAGAATGCACATGAATCGTTTCGTGGCCCGGGCGTTGGTTACTATCTGGCTCCCTAAACTCGTGCTGTCGGTATCCGTGACACCAACCCGCTTAGTGGCCAGATGGGTCAGCGTTGCCCATCCGTCGTCGGTCCCATTATAATTCCAGGTGGCCACACTAGTTCGGAATCCAACAAAGTGGTCGGTGGTTGCATCGCCATAAATGTTAGTCGTGCCCGCACACATACCCAGCACGAAACGCGGGGTGCCCCCGAAAGAGGCACCTGCCGCCCCGTCGGCGCACATGCGAACCCCAACCCGGATAACACTCCAGTCATCGCCCCAACTCGTAAGCCGGGCAATGCGCCCGTTGGTAATCGCAATCCTCTGATCCGCGCTTCCGATTGTAACCGATGTAATATCTATCGCCATGCTTGTCTCCTCACGTCCGCGTGACCCACGCACCACTCCACCCCGTGCCGCCATTGAGAGTCTGCACCGTGGCATCCCCCACGGTATAAGATTCCCAATCCTCCAACCCTTTCTGCGAAACGTTGTCTGTGGTCACCCACGAACCGACCCATCCAGTCCCGCCATTCAAAGTCTGAACAAGAGCGTCGCCGACCGAGTAGGACTCCCAGTCCTCCGTAGGATTCACTGGAGCCGCCGCACCCCCGCCAGCCGCCGAAACAAA